AGGCCATTGTTGAAGAAGCCGGTGGTTCGCCACGTCAGGCATTGGTATTCTTGGAGGCCTGCTCCTACTGTGAAACCGCCTCTGTAGCCCGTACCACCATGCGCAGCGCGGCTCAATCACGCGAAGTTGGCGATTTATGCAGGTTTCTAATTGGCCAACGTGGCCGCACCTGGGCCGAGGCCATGAAGCTTCTCAAGGCACTTGAGGGCGCTGATGCGGAAGGGATTCGTATAGTAGTGGTGAACTACCTAAGTGCGGTCCTGATGAGCACCAAGGGCAATGACAAGGCCAAACCGCTACTTGCACTGCTTGAGTGCTTTTCTGAGCCGTACCAGCCTACCGACAAAACCGCGCCCCTGCTGCTCTCAATAGGCATGGCGCTCAACCTAGATGGAGAAATTAAATGAGTGAATATATCGGTGGTCAAGGCCAAGGTCAGGGTGCATACCCTAATCAACCACAGAACAGCAAATCACCTTCTACCAACTACACCGTTGAGGCTCACCTTTCTGAGCTCGATGCTACCGTAAAGCGGTTACAAGAAACACTAAGCCAGATCACCAATATCGGGGATAAGCTGCTGGGAGCGACCCCTGAGACTGCGCTAACAGGCAGCTGTCAAGCCGACCCACCACACTCCACGAGCCTCATGTTTGGCCTTCAACGTCGGCACGAGCTAATTATCAACTTGATAAGTGAATGCCAAAACCAGACCGCCAGAATCTATTCAGCATTGGGTGATGGGCGTGCCTGATATTGAAGAGTTCAAGCGCTATCTAAAGATAGACAAGCATGCGCTTGACCAAGAACTGGAAGAACAGCCCATGCTGTTCTTCCAAATCAGCGAAGCTTTTGTGCAGGCCGGCGCTGAGCGGGACATGCTCAAGGAGCAGCTTGCCACGGTTGACGCCAAGCTGGATAACGCAGCCCGTGATACCTACAACAAGGCTGAGGAAAAATACACCGAGGCCATGATCAAAAACCACGTGCAAACCGACAAGAAGCACGTGGGTGCCTTCAAGCTTTGGCTTGAGGCCAAGAAGCAGGCCGACCTACTACAGGTGCTCAAGGAAGCCTTTCAATCACGAGGCTATATGATCAGAGATTTGTGTTCTCTTTACAGTGACAACTACTTTAGCGAAGCTTCCGTGAAGGGAACCCCAAAAACTGACCGCACGTCGTATAGTGTTGGTAGGCAGCGCATCGCAGAAGCACGGGGACGGCGTGAATGACTATGTGGCAATATGTGATCGCTGTGCCGGTGATAGCATTGATTTTCTATGCTGTCTCAAATGCAATCATTGGCAGCTATTTCAAGGCCAAGCGGAATTTCGTCAATGAACTAGTCGACAGGCTGAAAGGAGCCGGTAATGGTAAAAGAAAATAAGAAGCGTTCGTTCCAGTATGAGAAGCGTTCGCGTGAGGACGTCAAGGCCCGTGCCAATATGCGCGGGGGTGGCTTCGACAGCTACATCAAGGACGAATTCAAGCGCTACAAAGTGCGTGACGGTAAGAACGTGGTGCGCATCCTGCCGGCGACCTGGGAAAAGCCCAAGCACTACGGCTACGATATTTGGGTCAATTACGGCATTGGCGCCGACAATCAATCCTACCTGTCATTGAGCAAGATGGGTGTTGAAGGCAAGGACCCGCTGGCTGACGCCCGGCGTGAGGCCCAGCGCGAGGGTGATGATGAAACCTCCAAGGCACTAGCACCGCGCCAGCGCGTGTTGGCATGGTGCATTGACCGGCTGGATGAGGACGAAGGCCCGCAATTGTGGGACATCCCTTTCAGTGTCGACAAGGATTTCATCAACCTGTGCCTTGACGAGGACACCAAGGAAGTGATCTACCCTGACGACCCGGATGAAGGCCATGATCTGCGCTTCTATAAGGAGGGCAGTGGACTGAACACCAAATACCCCGGTGGCCGCATGAAGCTGCTGGAGGGAGCACCACTGCATGAAGATGCCGATGTTCAGGAGGAGTGGCTGGGTTACGTCACTGAGAACCCGGTTCCTGACTGTCTCAACTTCTACAGTGCCGAACAAATCCAGGCGGCGTTTGACGGGCGCGTCCGTACCAAGGACGATGACGATGAGAAGTCAACCCGCAAGCCCCGTACCCGTGACGACGATGACGATGAAAAGCCGATTCGTTCACGCAAGCCGGTTGATGATGACGATGAAAAACCGGCACGTAAGCCCCGTGGCCGTATTGCTGATGACGATGAGGACAATGAGGAACCGGCCAAGGACAAGCCCAAGGCAGGGGACGATGATGATGACGAAGCTGAGGATGAAAAGCCAAAGCAAAGCATCCGTGAGCGCCTAGCTGCCCGCAAGAGGGGACCTAAAAGCACCGAGGATGATGACTGAACGTCAACAAGAGGTTCTCAAGCGCGGCGGTATTGACCCTGTAAGGTTGGACCGCCGCGCGCTTGGGGCCATCATGAATGATGAAATCCCGGAGGCGCGCTGGGCAAAGCAATGGTTCCTTATTCAGCGCGCCGGCTACAAAACATACCAACAATACCTGAAGGCCCACAATGAGCGAAAGACACTCCGACATCCCCAATGAGCTCTACACCCTTCACAGCAAACTCCTTGAAGACAGTTGGGCCACGTGGCGCGCTAATCGCAGCAGGGCCGCTGAGGGTGGCGTCGAGGCGGTAAGGTATGCACGCCTGTCCATTGTCACCCTCAGCCAAATGGCTGCCATGACCGCTGTGGACATAGGTTTGACTGAGAAGCAGTTCTTGGCTACCTGCAAAGCCAACTTTGATGAAGCATACAAAAGAGCACCAAAATGGAGTTGAAATGGCAGAAATAAGCAAAATTGACGAAATTGAAAAACGTATCAATGCAGGCGACGACATTACCATCGAACCGGATGGAACAGTACGCGACATGACACCAGTTGAAATTGCAACGCGTGATGCCGCTGAGAAACAGCAACTGGAAAGAGTCGCCGCTAGGAGCCGAAAGCCTATCTTGTGTCTTGATTTTGACGGCGTGGTCCACAGCTACTCTAGTGGCTGGCAGGGCGCAGATATGATCCCCGACCCGCCTGTCGAGGGGGCTATTGGCTTCATGCTGAGCGCCCTCAATCACTTCGATGTGGTCATATTTAGCTCGCGGTCTAATCAGCGCGGCGGCTTGAAAGCTATGCAGGCATGGCTGCGAAAACATGCTGGGGCGGCTTGGTACGAATCACCCGTAGGCCCAGGCTTAGAGGACATCCGTTTCGTTACGGAGAAGCCAGCGGCGCTGGTCACCCTCGACGATCGTGCCCTTACGTTTGACGGTACGTGGCCGAGCATGGATATCCTACTGACATTCAAACCATGGAATAAGAAGTAAACAAATGGCTAAACGCTCCCGTGCCAAACTTACCGAAGAAAAGACCTCGTACTTCACCGAAGACAAAAAGAACTACAGCTTCGTCAGTTCGGGGTGCACCCTATTGGATTGCGCCTTGGGCGGGGGCTACCCGCTGGGGCGTATTGTCAACATTGTCGGGGACAAAAGTTCGGCGAAAACGGCATTAGCAACTGAAGCTATTATCAATTTCATTCGCAAGTACCCCGACGGCGTAGCGGCCTACCGGGACACCGAAGCGGCATTTGACCAAGCCTATGCACAAGCCATGGGGCTGCCCATTGAGAAGGTGGATTTCAGCTCTGAGAACCCACTCATTACCATTGAACAGTTCGCCAAGGATTTTGACAACTACTTGGCGGCCCGTATCAAGGATGGGAACCCGGGCATTTACGTGGTGGACAGCCTGGATGCACTCAGTGACGACGCTGAAATGGACAGTGAAATTGGCAAGGGAACATATGGAACAGCCAAAGCCAAATCACTGAGCATATTCTTCAGAAAAACCGCGCACCGCATTGAGCAAAGCCGTGTCCTGCTCCTGGTCATTTCCCAGGTACGCGACAACATAGGTGCCATGTTTGGTGAGAAGCACAAACGCAGTGGTGGCCGTGCCTTGGACTTCTATGCCTCCATCGCGCTTTGGTTGGCTCATATCGAAACACTGCGGCGTGAGATCAACAAGGTCAAACGCCCCTATGGCGTGGTGATCAAGGCCAAGGTAAAAAAGAACAAAATTAGCCTGCCATTCCGCGAAGCTGATTTCAGTTTTGTCTTTGGCTATGGGGTTGAGGATTTGGGTGCCAGCGTTGAATGGCTCAAAGACGTGGGGCGGCTTAAGGATGCTGATATTGGTCAAAGCCAAGTCAAGGAATACCTGAAGGAAATTGACCAATTGAATGCCAAGGAATACACCGAGGAACAAGTTCGTGTATCCAAGGTAGTCAAGCAAGTATGGCGTGAAATAGAAACAAGTTTCTTACCCAAAAGGTCCAAATATGCCTAAAGATAGCTACCGAGAACAAGTACACAAAAAGCACGGACCCAGACAAACAAATACGATAGGCTGGCTGATCGGCATCATGATGCTTGGCCCAGCCCTGGTAGTGCTTTACATTTCTTGGGTCAGATAAATGCGTCCTGGAGGTGGCAAGAGTAAGGGTTCTTCTTTCGAGAGGCAGATTTGTGTTGCCCTGTCGCTGTGGATGAGTAGCGGGCAAAGTGAAGATTACTATTGGCGAAGTGCTTCTTCAGGCGG